TCTATATTTGCCCCTGCGTGTGTACAGGGTTCAATTAATGGCATGCGGAAGCGAGGACCATTAAAGCCTGGGGCTGCTGGACATCCCAAGGTACAAGGCAACTGGTATACAGTTATGGGCCTTGACCCTGCGATGAGTGGTAATACGGCTGCAGTTGTAATGACTGTAGACCGCAAAACCAAAATGCGCTACATCCTAGATGTGGAAAACATGTCTGACCCTACACCGCAGAAGATTCAAAACCTAATCGAATCTTGGGTGACTAAGTACCGACCAAATGAGTTAAGAATTGAAATTAACGCTCATCAAAAAGCCTACGCGCTAGATGAGGAACTCAGAACGTACTTAGCCTCTCAGGGCGTAAGATTCTCAAGCCAGTTTACTGGTAAGAATAAATGGGATACTGGGTTCGGTGTTGCAGCCATGTCTGGTCTATTTGGGACTATGCGTGGCAACGTACACCAGAATGATAACCTGATAGAGATTCCTTCGCAAGAAGGTTCTGAAGGTATCAAATCCCTTATACAGCAGTTGATTACTTGGAAGCCTGATACTAAGGGCAAGACCGACTGCGTGATGGCGTTATGGTTCTGTGAACTAAGAGCGCGTGAAGTTATCGGAGTTAACAAGTTAGGTCAGACCCACGCTTACAATAAGTGGGCTACAAGACGGCAGTTGGAAAATCGTTTCATAGTCAATATGAGCGATTTGGAATATGCTGGAGACGAATAGGAAAGTAATGGCAGATATCAAGGTAATCGCTCGTCGCGTTGAGGCGATGAAATCTCGCTCTAACGAGCGCGATGCTAATATGCAGCGCATCCTTTCCGTGCGTAAGGGCGAACTAACAAGCATCTTCCCAGACTTGTTCCCTGAAGGCATGAATGCGCCTATGGTAGCAAACTTCATTGACGTTGCTGCTCGCGACCTTGCAGAAGTACTTGCACCACTACCTTCGATTAACTGCTCTACAACTAACGTAAACTCAGAGCGTGCCAAGGTATTTGCTGATAAGCGTGGCATGATTGCCAATAACTATGCTTACCAGTCTAAGTTACAGACCCAGATGTACCCTGGCTCAGACCAGTACTTCACCTATGGCTTCTTGCCATTTGTGGTAGAGGCAGATTGGGAAACACAGTCTCCACGTATCCGTGTCGAAGACCCGATTGGTTCTTACTATGAGAAAGACCGCTTTGGTCGCCTTGTAGCATATGCAAAGCAATACAAGAAAACTTTAAATGAATTATTAAACGAATACCCAGAGGCTGCTGGTGCGTTGATGAATGCACACAACAATACCTCAGATGGCAATATGGATGTTGAAGTTGTTCGTTACATGGATAAGAACAATATCGTTTTGTTCGTTCCACATAAGAGCAACATCGTTCTATCATCTGTTAAGAACCCAATGGGTAAAATTACAGTACGAATTGCGGAGCGTCCATCTCTTGATGGTAAGCCTCGCGGACAATTTGACGATGTAATCTACGTACAGTTAGCACGCGCTCGCTTTGCTAACCTAGCGATGGAGGCTGCTGAAAAAGCAATTCAGGCTCCAATCGTTGTGCCAGATGATGTTCTTGATATGCCTATTGGCCCAGATGCCATTATCAAGACTCAAAATCCTGCAGGTGTTGGGCGTGTCCGTTTGGACATTCCTAATGCTGCCTTTCAAGAGCAAGCAGCACTCCAATCTGAACTACGTACTGGTGCGCGTTATCCTGAAGGCAGAACTGGAACCATTGACGCAAGTATCATTACTGGTCAAGGTGTCCAAGCATTACTCGGTGCTTTTGATTCACAAATCAAAGCAGGTCAGACAATCCTTGCTGACGCACTTGAAGAAGTACTCGGGTTATGTTTTGAAATGGATGAAGTCCTTTTCAACAAGGAGAAGAGCGTCAGAGGTTTTGCACAAGGAACTCCGTACGAATTGAAGTACTTGCCAAGCAAGGATATTAAGGGCGACTACTCTGTAGAAGTCCGATATGGCTTGATGGCTGGATTAGACCCTTCACGCGCCCTGATTTTCTCTCTTCAAGCACTAGGTGCAAATCTAGTATCTAAGGATTTCATTCGCCGTGAACTTCCATGGAGTTTGAATACATCTGCGGAAGAACAACGTATCGAAATTGAAAAGATGCGCGAGAACCTATCTGCTGCAATCACCGCGAGCGCGCAGGCAATCCCTGCTATGGCTGCTCAAGGTGCTGACCCATCTAAGATTATTCAGAGCATTGCAGAAATCATTGATAGACGACGTAAAGGGGAAAGCATCGAAGATGCTGCCCTGGCTGTATTTCAGCCTGCAGAGCAGGTTGCACCAGCACAGGCGCAGTCAGGAGCGGTTCCACCAGGAATGACGGCCCCAGTTGAGCAAGCGCCCCAGTCCCCAGCCGCTCCTGGACAAGCCCCTGGTGGAACTCCTCCCTTACCACAGGACTTAGCAGGATTACTAGCAGGATTATCAGGCCAGTAATATAAAAATTTGAGGGGACGATGACTACTCTTGTTGGTATACAAGGCGAAGGTTGGTCAGTAATAGGAGCGGATAGACGTTCTACTGATGATGCTGGCAGACCGATTCTAATGGAAACAAGTAAAATCATTGAGAACAATGGTTTACTTATTGCAGGTAGCGGCGCAGGCCGAGGAAGTAATTTACTTCAATTCGGATGGAAAGCACCTAAGCCAACTGCAAATCAAAATTTGGATACTTTTGTAACTCAAAAGTTTATCCCAGAAATGCGTAAATTATTTGTAGACGCAGGCTATGATATGAAGGAAGATGGCGATGCTGCTGCACATGATTCGCAATTTCTTATCTCAGTTCGTGGAGTCATTTATCCCATCTTTGAAGATTATTCTTGGGATAGAGATAAAAGAGGAGTTTACTACTCAGGAAGCGGAGGGCATGTTGCCCTTGGTGCGCTGGAAGCGTTAGGTGTCGACGAGGTAAAGACACCAGAAGAAGCAGTACGAATAATCGAAACTGCACTCAACATTGCAATCAAATGGGATATATTTACTAATGGCCCAGTTGATGTAAAGATTCAGAAAGCGAAGTAAAATGGCTGATAATGTTGCACCTATTGCGATGCCTGCTGGCATGTCTAATCGTACCGATAAGGGATTGGTTCAGAGAGTGCAAAAAGTACAACGTGATGCCAAGTTAAATCGTGCTGCAGGTGGAGCATACAACGAGCGTAACACAGTTAATTCACTTGTTACCGAAGGTGGTATGCCTACAACTGGTTCTGCTGTATCAGTCAATGCTCCACTTCCTCCTCCACCACCACCAATACCTGCATCTGCAATCCCATCAGTAAATGTTTTTGCAGAAGGTAATGCTGATACTGTTCCATACTCAGAAGGTTCTCCTTTTGGCCCAGGAAAAACATCAACAAATATTCCTATGGTGGAAGCACCAGATATGGGTTCTGCTCTTGCTCGCGCTCTGCTAGCACAGAATCCTACTAATCCACAATTAGTTGCAATTGTACAGGCATATAACGAAGCAGGTATGTAGTGGCTAGTCCGACATTAAATCCTGCGGTTGCCAAGTACTATACTGAACAAAATCGCCGTGACTTCATGGCTAATGCAGTTCAGATAGCACAAGCAAACCTTTCACCTGATAAGTTATCTAACTTTAATCAGATTACATCTAAGTACCCTAACCTAAGCAAAGATGTTGTTATGGCTATGGTACAAGCAAACATGAATGCTAATACCCCTGGTATTGCAAAAATTGCTTCACTAGATGGTGTCCAACAGTTAAAGAACGACATGCTTAATGTTGATAAACTAAAGACACAGGTTAAAGCAGATAAGAGTTTATTGGGTAGCATTGGCGATGCTTTTCGCACTGTTGTTTATGACCCATTCAAGGGTGTAACTCGTTATGGATTTGCTGCACTTCGTGCGCCTTATGACTACGCAACTGTAATTACACGTGATATTACAGCAACACTTTCAGGTGAACAAGGTGCTGGATTACAGTTCATAAAAGACTTAACTCAGTTTGGTGGAAAAGCAACCACTTTTGGTTCTTTGATTTCACAGAATCCATTCAAGGTTAATGCTGGTTCAGGTTTCTTCGTATCACCAGAGTCTAAAGTTGGCAAAGACCAAGCCAAGGCTATGGCTGCTTATGGAAAGATTAATGGTGATTCATTCACTATTGGTCGTTTTGCTGCTAAACAACTAGCAGAAGGCCCAGATACTACTGCGTATCGTATTACATCAGGTTTAATTGACGCAAGTCTTAATATTGCACTTGACCCATCTACTTGGTTTGGTGCTGGTTCTGTTACCAAAGTACTTGGTAGAGGTAAAGAATTAGCAGAAGTAAAGCAGATTGCAAAGCCATTTGCACAAAATGCTGCTGAAGAAACTACTTTGGCTGATGTTAAGTATGTTAAAGAAGCAGATAAGGCTCTCAAGAACCTACCTGGAACACGTACTGCTAACAAGTATCTTAAGAAAGAAAAAGAATTCAACGAGTTAAAACTTGCTCGTGATACTCAACTTGCTAAAGGCATGCAGAAAGTGCTTGCAAGTACAGAGGATTTGTACAAAAACTTTGAAGCAGATGCTGTTGCTAAGAAAACATTATCTGGTGATGCAGTTTCACAATGGTTAGTCACCAATCCTAAGACATTTACTGGTGAATTGACTGCTGCAATGGATAAGTTGTCTGCAGATATGAAGAATACAGGCAACTTCTTTGAAGGATTCATCATTCTTGATGAAGTTCCTGAGGCTGGCAAGGTTTCAGTAGGCGCACATG